CTAGAGGAAGACCCAGGCCCGGGGAGGAACCGCGTCCTTTGGTAATAAGGGTGGCAGGTTGGTAATAAGGGTTCGTTATATCTCCATATAATATATATAGTTATATTCTTATTACCCTTATTGCCCTTATTGCCACACCCACACATCCACGCCGCGCGCGCGCACGCGAGGGCTGGCGTGATTTTGACTTGTTGATCGTGGCTAAGGCTGTGCGGCTTGAGGCTGACATTCGCAAGTATCAGCAACAGCTAGACGGCGAGGGCGCGGTGGTGACGAATGACCGAGGCACGCCGATTGTGAATCCATTTCTGACGGTGATCGACAGTTTGCAGCGTCAACAGCTCGCGCTGATTCGTAGCCTGTCACTCAACCAAACCGGGCAAGATCCGCGCACTTTGAATGGTCAGGGAAAAGAACAAAGCAAGTTGCGCGGCGCAATAAACAGCTTTGATGACCTGATTGCTCGGTGATGGCTAAACCCCTGACCCGTGGCGACCGGGTAATCGCCTTCATTGAGCGGTGATTTAAAATAGTCGCAGAGTGCTACTAACACTGTGCAGGCTCTAACCGCAACACCCTAGTTCACAGGACATCACGGCTATATGGATTATGAGCGAATTTACAGCGAGTTCATCGCTGACCGCTTGACCAAGCAACCCGCCAAGCCTGCTTATTTTGAGAAGCATCACATAGTGCCAAGGTCTCTTGGTGGTGGCGATGAGAAGTCGAACATCATTCGGCTGTCAATGGAAGACCACATACACGCTCACATCCTGCTGGGAAAGATACACGGCGGCAAGATGTGGGGGGCGGCTTTACTGATGCTAAAAAGCACAATAGGCCGCACACGATCAGTTAGCAATATTCCGACAAAGGGCGAGATATTAGCAGCGGCTTTTGCCAGGAGAATGTTTTCAGCGCATTGCCGTGGCGAGAACCATTCGCAGTGGGGAAGGAAGCACACCGTTGAAGCCAAGGCCATGATGAGCCAAGCGCACTCTGAGCGCGCGGCGAAAGGGATGATGTGGACGCAGAACAACCAAGCGCTCATATCTGGCGACAACCACTGGACTAAGCAGGCGAAGAACGCCGAAGCGCTCGAAAAAGCGGTTCCGATATTCAAGGCGAACTTGATCAAGGCAGCCTTGGCAAATACCGGCGCTGGAAACCCAATGCACCGACCGGAAGTGCAAGAAAAATTAAGAAAAAGCCAAAGGCAGCACTGGGAGAATGGTACGGGGGCGGGGTCAGAAGCGGCGAGGCTGAAGCGCATAGCCGCGCACAGCACTCCAGAATATTTGTCGGGAGCAAGGGAAAGAGTCCTTGGGGCCAAAAACCATAACTTCGGTTTGGGTGGTGGGAAAAACTACAACTCGCGCCAAGTTCTCTGCGTTGAGCAGAACAGAATTTTTGATTCTGTAAAAGAGGCCGTGGTGTTTTGCGGTGGTGATGTAACCAAGGCGGCTCGCACTGGCGGCAAGGCTGGCGGGTACACATGGCGCAGGTTAACCGCCCACAAAACTGACGGAAGACAAACAAAAAAACATGAACCATCCCTCACCAATCCAGTGCGGCCCGGTGCCAAAGAAGAGGGCATGGCGCAAGTTACCGGCTGATAAGATGACACGCGCAGAGCGTGCAATGAAGTTTGTGGAGCTTTATTGCAAAGTCCCTGAGGGCGCACTGGTGGGCCAGAATATGGCGCTTGCTGGATTCCAGGAAGATTTCTTCTACGCGATTTATGACAACCCGCACGGCACACGCCGCGCCTATTTATCAATTTCTCGAAAAAATTCTAAGACCGCGACAATTGCGGCAATAGTTTTGGTGCACCTTGTCGGGCCTGAAGCAAAGCAGAATTCAAGCATCCAAAGCGGCGCCAGATCACGCGAACAGGCTTCGCAGGTTTACAACTACGCATCGAAGATGGTGATGATGTCGGAGCAGTTGCAGAGCATTGTTCGGACGGTCCCAAGCGGCAAGAAGCTGATCGGCGTGCCAAGGAATACAGAGTACCGGGCTATGTCGGCTGAAGCCAAAACCACGATGGGCGGCTCTCCCGTTTTGGCTATCTTGGATGAGGTCGGACAGATTCGCGGGCCACAAGATGATTTTGTGGATGCGGTAACAACCGGACAGGGGGCGCATGAGTCGCCGCTATTGATTGCTATCTCAACAATGGCCGCGTCAGACGGGGATATGTTTTCAATCTGGCTTGATGACGCGCAAAGCAGCAAAGACCCGAAGATCGTTTCTCATGTTTATACGGCACCAAGAGAGTGCGAGCTAAATGATCGTCAGGCGTGGAAGGCCGCAAACCCGGCGCTAGGTGTGTTCAGGAGCTTGTCAGACCTGGAAGAGCAGGCAAACCAAGCAATGAGAATGCCGAGTGCAGAGCCAACCTTCCGCAATCTCGTTCTCAACCAGCGCGTTGAGATGGTCGCACCGTTTATCAGCCGTGGCGTCTGGGTGCTAAACAGCGGCGAAGTGGATGACTCTGTTTTCTACGAGTGCCCGGTATTCGTGGGACTTGACCTATCAGCCAAAAACGACCTCACCGCGATGGTCATGGCGGCCTGGCGTGACAAGTGGCACATCAAAGCGCATTTTTGGACGCCAGAAAAAGGCCTGCGAGAGCGCGCAAAGCGTGACAGGGCGCCGTATGACATTTGGGCCGGGCAGGGGCTGATTCATGCCGTGCCGGGCGCGTCGATTGATTATGAGTTTCTGGCCAAAGACATTGGCGAAATACTCAGCGACTGCGACGTACAGGCCGTGGCCTTTGACCGCTGGCGCATTGATCTGCTGAAAAAAGAGCTTGAAGAAGCCGGCATTACGCTGCCCCTTGTGCCATTTGGGCAGGGCTTCAAAGACATCAGCCCGGCGATTGAATCGCTCGAAACCGCGCTACTGAATGAGCAGGTAGCGCACGGCGGCAATCCGGTGCTGACGATGTGCATGGCCAATTCCCGTGTCGAGAAGGACGCGGCCGGCAACAGGAAATTAAACAAGGCAAAGGCCACCGGACGGATAGACGGCGCGATTGCCCTATTGATGGCAATTGGAGCCGCAAAGTCGGCAGCCCATGAGGCAGCGCCCGATTACCAAATGCTGATCTATTGACCACACCAAACAACCAAACAGGAACCGCCCATTGAGGCGGTTTTTTTATGCCCCAAAACATTGAAAAACGCGCATTGCCGGTACAAAAAGCCTACTCCCTTTTTTCCGTCGAAAAAAGTGCCGAGGTGGGCGACGCCGGCTTTATCGAAGGCTGGGCTTCCACCATCACGCCCGACCGCTCTGCTGACATCGTGGACCCGGCCGGCGCGACGTTCACGCTTCCCCTGCCGCTGCTGTGGCAACACGAGCACAGCCAGCCTATCGGGCAAGTGGTCGAGGCCAAGGTGGGCAAGCAAGGCATTTGGGTCAAGGCCAAGATTTACAAAGACCTGACGCCCCGCATTAGCGAGTGCTGGCAACTCATCAAAGCCGACATGCGCAGGGCGTTGCGGGCGTATTCCGAGAACATCAGGAAGGTGCCGCCGAACGGGAAGATACCGCCATGCAGCGCCATACCGTTCATGATGTGAGACATGCCGAACTCGCGCACGCCGTAGGAGATGTAGTTGCCGCCCGGGTTGCGGTGCAGCGGATGGCAGCCGGGCCAGTTGGTCAGGTTGGAACCGGTCAGGTCGGCGGAACCGCCAACGCGCTCGGGCAGAGTGGAAACCAGGCGCTCGATGGCCAGTTGGCGATCGAAGCAGTGGACCGCGCGGCGCGGGCCGGCCACCCGTTCGACGTGGTGCTGATGGACCTGCAGATGCCGCGCATGGGCGGCCACGAAGCCGCGCGCAGCCTGCGCCTGCGCTACCCGGCGAGCGAGCTGCCGATCATCGCGCTGACCGCCGCCGCGCTGGTGTCGGAACGCGAGCAGGCGCTGCAGGCCGGTATGAACGACTTCGTGACCAAGCCGATCGATCCCGAACAACTGCTGCGCGCTTTGGCCAACGCGCTCTGATCGACTGCGGGCCGCCGCGGCGATCGGGGCGTCGTCACGACACCAGCGGCAACTCGCGCCGCCGCGTTCCGGTCAGCTTGAACAGCGCGTTGGCCACCGCTGGCGCGAGCGGCGGGGTGCCGGGCTCGCCGACGCCCGTCGGCTCGTGCCTGCTGGCGACGATGTGGGTCTCG